AACTGGTCGGGCGTGTAAATAACATACTACAAGTAGTAAAAGAGAATGGCTTTACAACATTCAATACAGATATAGAAATGGTAGAGGCTTAAAATTATGACAGAAGAAAATACAACTCCGGTAAATACACAAGAAGAAATTGTTAAACAATTTCAATTGTACATCGAAGAGAACGAAAAGTTCACGACTAAAAAAGTTAAGGCAGCCGCTGGCCGTGCTCGTAAAGCATTGCAAGAAGTTTCCAAACTTGTTAAACAACGTCGTAAAGAAATCACTGAAGAGAAAGCGGCGTTATCAGTTAAATAAGACTGATGACATGGCTTTACCAAGGTAATTTAATAGAAGAACTTCCTGAGGACTGTGTTGGTTTTGTTTATCTCATAACTAACTCAGTCACAGGCCGCAAATACATAGGCAAGAAATTGGCAAAGTTTGCAAAGACAAGCTATAAAGTTGTCAAGCAAAAAAATGGCATCAAAAAGAAAAAGAAAATTCGTTCAAAGGTCGATAGTGACTGGCGAGATTACTACGGGAGTAGTGATGAATTATCTAAAGACGTTACCACACTAGGCAAAGAAAATTTCACTCGTGAAGTTTTACACTACTGCACATCCAAGGCTCATACTTCATACTTAGAAGCAAAAGAACAATTCGATAGAAAAGTTCTAGAAACAACAGATTACTACAATGGCCAAATATCCGTTCGCGTCCACGGATCACATATCATAAACAGAATTTAAATCGGCACTAGCCACAAAGACACTACTGATAATGCCTGTACCGGCAAGTTAAACAAGGTACCCAATAACTGGACTCCGTGTCGCAGGGAAGGAACTTCTGAGCAGTAGCAGAGACATGATTGCCACTATCCTTAACAGGACGCAACACAAGGTATGAAACGTGTTGGCAAATGTATAGTACGACCAAAAAGAGTAGGCACTGCTGAGTCATTGCAACCTACATGAATTAAGATGTTTATCTATTGGCTACTTAATTCTGCGTTATAAGAAGAGCTACATAAAAAGGTACAGCGTAACCGCCTTTACTAGTAATAGTTGTAGTAGTAGATTACGATAATGGGCCTCCGACAGGATTTTCCAATTTTTACTTTTCGTCCTTAACAGGGCGAAGTACGACTGCAAAACCTTGACAAGTATTATCTAAGAAGTACAATTAATAATAGTGAACTATGTTAATGAAAAGAATTCTAAGATTTGTGTTTTACTGTAAGTAAAAGGTAAATCTTGTTGTTCTCCGAACAACTTAAATCATTCCTTGTGTTAATGTCTGTGTTGGTTTAATGCCTCGATCTAGACTTATTTTATCTTTAAGGATCTTCATGAATATTGTTTTCTCTTCATGAGTAATATTCCATAGGTCGTTATAACTCTGTCCTGAGTATATGGCCAATGTTGCGATATCTTCCATTATGGCTTTTGAATCCTTTTCTAAACTGTTTAAGAACTTTAGAATGTCCGGCCCGGACTTTAAGGATAAAAGCCTTATGCGAAAAAAGTTGTTGGATTCAAGTCTAAACTTGATTTGAAATGTGTCTGGCAATTTGTACAAGTAATATCAAATTCTTTGCTAATACCCATTGAGCTAGATGTCATAATGGCTTGTTCGATTACAGCGAAATCTGTTTTACTTAGATCACTGACCCATTCTTGAATGTTGCTTCGATTATTAACAGTCACTCCATCAGGTAATACTACTGTATCAACACAACCGCCTACAATTTCTAAATTCTTTTCAGTTAAGACTTGATAGCTTTTTTGAAGTAATCCAACTTTAGTAGTTTCGTCTGCATTGCTTTGTTCTGCTAATTGAATATTTCTGATTTGTTCAAATTGAACCCAATTTAAACTTAGCAAGTCACTGACTTTTACAGGATTAATAAACACTTTAATACCAGTGCTTAGTTCAACAGGATCTAATTTTTCAATAACTTTGATGGTGCTGATGATATGATTTAAGTTAACACTAACTTCATTGGTAGTTTGACATGCTTCGCAGGTTGTGCTTACATCAATATTATCTCCGTAAGTGCAACGTTTAATAGCAACAAATATAGCATCTAAGTCAATGGATGGCATATTTGTTGGATCTGAAATACAGGGTACACAACTTTTTACTAACTGTGTAATTGCACTTCCGTTTAACAATGCATCTGCATTTTTAAGAAGTAACTCGTCTTTAGCAGTCATTGGATAAACTGGAATTTCTCCCATGTCATTAAACTCAGACGGTTTCTCTTTATAAAAGTTACCTTGGCTAGGTAACTTAATCCAAATGCCAGGCTTTCTGAAATATTGTTTTAACGGGTTGACTTGATTTTCCATTTTTTCTCCAACTAAATAGTGTATAAAGGAATTACTTCTTTATTTATATACATATTTAATGGCAGAATCAGTAAAAGCAAGTGGTAGATTATTAGGCAATGAAATGTTTGAGTTTTCATTGGACGGCATAGCTACGGCTAGTCAAATGGAACGTTTGATAAAGCTAACAGCTGAATACACAGATAAAATTACTAAAGGTAAAAGTGCTCTAGCAAAAGCTGAAAGAGAACATGTAGAAGCAGTAATCGATTTAACAGATGCCACAGAAGAAGCTACTAAAGCTACAACTAAATCTACTCAAACATCTGTAGATTTTAGAGATGCAATTAATGATCTCGGAAAATCTACGTCATTTTTCAAAGGTCATGTCCAATCTGCTACATACGGAATGAAGGGCTTTTCTGTAGCATTAACTACAGGCGTCGGAACACTTTATGGAGCATTAAGTGGATATGCTGATCAATTACAAGCAGGATTGCAACGTGGTGTTAGTGGTGGCATCATGGATTTTGCTATCGCTGCCAAAACTGGCGGAGTTACATTAGGACAGTTTTCCAAAGCATTAGAGGAAAGTGGCGGCGGATTTGCTAGCTTGGGCGCAGGCGCTACTATGGGTGCTAAAGAATTCGGCGGCCTGATTAGTAGTGTTAGAGAAGCAACAGCCGGTGTAGGCAATATGGGTTTAAGCAATGAACAGCTTGCAATGTTTACAGCCCAACAAACAAAAACAGCCATCGGCCAAGGCTTTAAAGGTAAACAAGCTCAAGATGTAGTTATTAGAAACTCTAGAGCATTAGGCAACGAATTAGATACTCTTGCTAATAGAACAGGCAAGAGTGTATTAGAATTGACACAGGCAGCAATGAAGCTAGCACAAGATCCTATTGTAGCTAATTTTGTGCAAACGACTAAAGTAGGTGGAGCCGAAGTATCTAAAGCAGTACAGCAATTTGGTGCTAGCCTTCGTGGTGTATTTGGCGAAGCAGGCGATGCTATTGCTTCAGATGTATTAAAAACAGCGTTAGGTAATCTACCATTAGTGATTACACAAACTGGTAAGAATATGATTATGGCTAGTAGCGCAGTTTATTCGGAATTAGAAAGACAAGCAAGAATAGTTAAAGCAGGCGGCAATATTACCGCTCAAGATCAAGAAAAACTTCGAGATACAGTTCTTCGAGAAGTCAAAGCTCGTGGTTCTGAATTGAGAATGTTAGCTAACTTAGAAGGTCAGGCAGGTGATAGTGCCAGACAGTTATTGGCATTAGCAGAACAAGCTAATTTTTATAATAGTGCCGAAGGCGCACAACGTCGAGAAGAAGATAAACGAGCTCAAGCATTTAATAGTGCTATGAATCAATTAAAAGCTAACATGATTGCGTTATCGATTCCATTTTTAAAATTAATAAATAACATCCCCTGGGATTATTTTATTAAAACATTAAATGTATTTGTTGATACATTATCATTCTTAATGAGACCATTTGCTAAGATAGGACAAATTTTTAGTCTAGGCTTTGATACATTTGGAGTAAGTCTAGGATCTGCAATAGCTGTTATATTAGGACTAGTGTCGGCAGTTGTTGTCGCTAAAACTGGCATAGAATTACTTGCTAAAGTGTTTACTTCTTTTATGGGAGAGACAAAGACGTTAAGTGGTGCATTTAAAGGGATCACTAGTACAACAGACTTATTTAAAAAAGCCATGGAACGATTTGTTCTGTGGGCCAGAGAAATTACAGGAAAACCAGTAGGAGGTCTAGGCGGCACAGTTGGTACTGAAAAACCAGGTCCTGGCGAAACTAAGAAAAAACCAAGATATAAACCAGGTCCAGACGGAAAACCAGTTTTAGTAACTGAACCAGCAGTAGCAACAACAATTCCAGAAGCCAAGCCAATTGAACCTAAACCTGCAGTAGCAACAACAATTCCAGAAGCCAAGCCAATTGAACCTAAACCTGCAACAACAATTACAGATAAAGCTAAAGATAAATTGGCAGCAGGAGCCGAGAAATTCAATGCTTCTAAAACAGGCAAACTAGCAGGAAAAATAGGCGGTAATCCTTTATCGTGGATAGGCGGCGCGGCATTAGACTATGGTTCAGAATATGCTAAAAAAGAAGGACAACAAGGTCTAGGTGCAGGCTTATCTGTAGCTAGTGGTGCGCTATCTGGTGCGGCAATGGGTGCTCTTATTGGTAGTTTTGTACCTGTAATTGGTACAGCAGTCGGCGGAGCAGTTGGTGGAGTATTAGGTGGTGTTTCGTCTTTAGTAGGTGAAATCAGCGAATGGAATAAAATGGAAGAAGCCAATTCATTAAGTGAAGTGGGTAGTGAAGCAGTTTCGCAGAGTAATAAAGTTGCCCAAGCCCAAGTCAATGAATTGAGAGAAATTAAACAAGCAATTTACCAACAACAAAACGAAGCTAGTTATGGTAACTCATTAGGTGCTAGACAAGTGGCATTACAAGACGCAACTGTTCGAGCAGTTCGAGCAGGACAGTACTATAACTTAGGTTAACAGTTGATATAAACTATAAATATATAACAGGATAAACAATCAATATGTCATGGCGTAAGCATTTTCAAATACCGCAAACAGCAAACGAAGTAGCCAAATCAAAAGCCGCTACTGGTAACCACCACGGCAGTAGTAGCAAGTTTAGTAGTTGGCTAAAAGACGTATACGCAGGTACACCAAATCGTGTTGAGCGTTATATGCAATATGAAATTATGGATCAAGACAGCGAAGTTAATGCCGCTCTTGATACAGTAGCAGAATTCTGCACACAGTTTGATTACGAAAGCAATTTGCCTTTTAGCGTCGAACACTTTAATGAACCAACAGAAGCAGAAGTAAATGTATTAACTCGTAGTCTACGTCAATGGTGTATGATCAATGACTGGAATAAACGTGTATGGCGTATGATACGTAACGTAGTCAAGTATGGAGATGGTTTCTTTATTCGTGATCCAGAAACATACGAATTACTATATGTCGACAGTCAAGACGTTAGTAAAATCATTATTAATCAAGCCAAAGGCCGCGAAGTAGAACAGTATATTATTAAGAATTTAAGCCTTGATGTTAATAACAAAGTAGCTACTAATCCTTTAATTGCGGATCAAAATTACGGTCCAACACAGTTTAACAAGAGTGCTTTTACACAATTTGCCAGTGCCAACAATGCAGGCAATACAAATACAAACAATACAGAAACAGCAGTAGATGCGGCTCACGTATTACATTTAAGCCTGAGTGAAGGCATGGATACAAACTATCCATTTGGTACAAGTATATTAGAATCAGTGTACAAAGTATTCCAACAAAAGTCATTATTAGAAGACAGTATCATTATCTATCGTGTGCAACGTGCTCCAGAACGTCGTGTATTTTATATTGACGTAGGTAATATGCCAGCTAACATGGCTATGAGCTTTGTTGAGCGTGTTAAAAATGAAATCCATCAACGTCGTATGCCAAGTCGTACAGGCGGTGGTACAAGCATTATGGATGCTAGTTATAACCCATTAAGTATGTTAGAAGACTATTTCTTTGCTCAAACAGCAGAAGGTCGTGGTAGTAAAGTCGAAGTATTGCCGGGCGGGGATAACTTGGGTCAAATTGATGACTTGAAATACTTTACTAACAAGCTAATGCGAGCAATGCGTATTCCTAGCAGTTATATGCCCACAGGACCAGATGATGGCACAGCAACATACAATGACGGCAGAGTAGGTACAGCGTTTATTCAAGAATATCGCTTTAATAAATACTGCCAACGATTGCAGAATCTAGTAGTAAACCCACTAGATAAAGAATTTAAAATGTTCTTAAAGCATAAAGGTATCGAGCTTGATTCTAGCACATTTAAGCTAAGTTTCTTGCCACCGCAGAGCTTTAGTGAGTATCGTGAAATTGAAGTTAACAATGCTAGAGCCGCAGTATTTGGGCAGTTAGCAGAAGTACAATATATCAGTAGACGTTTTGCATTGAAGAAATATCTTGGTTTAACAGACGAAGAGATTGTAGAAAACGAAGCAAAATGGCTAGAAGAAAATCCAGAAGCTGGAGAAGGATTAACACCTCCAGGCGATTCGGCTATGGCAGCAGGCGACTTAACTGGATTAGGAGTACAGCGTCCAACTGAAGATGACTTTGGACAAGTAGATCAATTAGGACAAGAAGGTCAAGCTGAGCTAGGTGCAGAAGCTACAGGCCAAGCTAGTCCGTTAGGCGGAGCACAAGCACCCGCACCAGGTGGCGCACCACCAGCCCCAGGAGCAGTACGATGAAATTATTTGAAGTAAAACAAGAAGACGGGATCGTTGATCCTGCTAATAATGAATTAGAAACGGCTAAAAAAACAGACACTAGACGTCCTAGATTAACATTAGAACACTTGGGAAAATTACGAAAAATGCGTGAAATTCGTAAACTTGAAATGGAATCCAGAAAGGATCTTTTTAAGAAGATTTACGCAAGACCTCCAGCAATGGAATAAATTTACTATACTTACTCTGTGTTTCTTTTAGAAAACTGGGTTTTTAACTCTATTTTAGCACTCATTTGTAATCTTTCTGTAAATATATTACAGACTAAATTACTTTGGCCAAAGGAGAAACACAATGTCTAAACATACATTAGAGCAAGTATTAGAAGCCCTTATCAACAAGGAAGACGACCGTGCAAGCGAATTGCTACATCAGTTCTTTGTTCAAAAAGGTAAATCAATTTATGAAGAACTAAGTTCTTTCGACGAACAACTAGAAGAAGATGAAGAAGCAGATCTTGAAGAAGGTATTGGCGGCGCACCTGCTAAAGACTTCGAAGAAGAGATCATTGCTGATGAAACTGATCTAGAAGACGAACGTTTATTCAGCGAAGCAGACGAAGAAGGTGAAGACCCAATGTCCGCTGAAGAGCCAACAGAGCCAGAAGCAACTGCTGACTTGGCCATGGGCGACGAAATGCCAGCTGAAGAACCAGCTGCCGAAGGCGATTTGCTACAAAAAGCAGATGATGCTATCGACGAATTAAAAGCTATTTTCGCTGAAATTATGGGTACACAAGGTGGTGATGAAATGCCAGCTGATGAACCTGCAATGGGCGGAGAAGATATGCCAGCTGAAGAGCCAACAGAAGAAAGCTTCCGTGCTTTCGGTGAAGGTGTAATGCCTAAGCCAGTTAGTGCTCCAACTCCTGGTGACAATGGTGCAAACACAAAGAGTCCAGTAAGTTCTGGTTCTAAAATCAGTGCTAACGGCGCAAGCGCAGTTAAAGTTAACAGCGGCAACACAGCAGGCGGCAAAGCTGATTCTGCTAAAGAAGATGACGCTGGTAATGTAAACAAAGTTGGTAACGCTAAAGCTCCTGCACTTAAAGGTGTAGCAGTTCCTAAAATGAACAGCGATACAGCAGCCAACAAAACTAGTCCTGTAGCGAAGTAATAAGATGGCCTTACCATTAGTAGAAGCTCTTACATACGACCAAGCTGGTATCCGCACTCAACTTGTGGAAAACCAGAGTGGCGGCAAAGACCTCTACATGGAAGGCATATTCATTCAAGGCGGTGTTAAAAATCAAAACCAAAGAGTTTACCCCGTGAATGAGATCGCTAGAGCATGTAGTAACATTGCTGAAAAAATTAAAAGTGGTTACAGCGTACTCGGCGAAGCCGATCACCCTGATGACCTACAAGTTAACTTAGACCGTGTTTCACACATGATTACAAACATGTACATGAATGAAAACAACGGTATAGGTAAATTGAAAATCCTACCAACACCAATGGGTAACATTGTTAAAACTCTTTTAGAGAGTAATGTTAAACTAGGTGTGTCAAGTAGGGGATCTGGTAACGTCAATGAATCTGGTGGCGTTACTGATTTTGAAATCGTCACGGTAGACATCGTGGCGCAACCTAGTGCTCCGGCAGCATATCCAAAAGCAATCTATGAACGTGTTATGCACGATCGTAGACGCGGCGCCTTATTA